GTGGGAAAGACGCAGATCGATCGACTGGGACGTATTGGTTTGGGGAGTCACCGTGACTTTAGATGCCATCTGAGCCTGTTCGATGAGAATGTCGCGCGGAGCACAGGCCATACGCTTACGCTCATCGTTGGACACGATAGCGTAGTTCGCCCAAACCTGAACAGATTCGAAGGACGGTTCAGTGTTGCCCACGGTTTGTGCTCCGCCGATTGAAAGTCGTGTTGCATCTTGGAACTTTTTAACATAAGGCTGGTTTGCGGTCGTAGCCGTTACATTACGCTCCGCGATGAGAAGATCCCTCCAGTCGGCGAAGGTAAAGTTGATGCGCATCTCGTTGTACGGAAGAGCCGCCGTCGGAAGCGCGACGCCCGAATCGCGGGAGTAGAAAAAGGGCAGCGGCAGGTTGAGGTACGTCACTCTCGGACCGCCATCCTTCTGGACGACGTCATCCAGCGATCCACCCGCAAGATTATCGAGATCAGGAGGAAGGCTGACTCCAGCTGCAGCGGTACCCACAGCGCTAGTGTTGGTAAGCGCGACAGTGTTGCCGATCATATTGTTGTAAGCCAGCTGCTTACCCTTCGGGACGGTGAAGGCCGCCCAGAAATCAAGATGCGTGTTGTCGAAGCGAGCAGCGACCAGATCGTTGAACGTGATGGCGCATTCCTTGATCAGATTGTGCATCAGATTACGCGTCCAGCGGATGCGAGTGAACTCCTCGGTCGGCGTGTTAGGAAAGTATTTGACTTGGTTGAGACCGATGCGAAGCCAGGTCTGAAGCAGGTAATCACCAGCACGAGAAATGCTGACCGACCAGCTTTGGCCAAACTTGGGCTGACCAGAGGCGTTCGAGAGAACAACCGGCACCTGAGTGAACCAGGTAGACTTGCACGTAGTGCGAACGAAGTACGCAACTGCGTCGCCGCAGCCGTACATGTACTTCTCGAGCTCGTCGTAAGTGGCGAGGTCAATGAATCCCGAGGTAATGTTGGATGATTGAATGCTCATTGTTTTATATTGTGCAATATTTTTTTTTTAAGTTGGAAATTAACGATAGTCGTCGCTGAGTAATATTTTTTAAAAGTAAAATTGAAGTAATCTATGATATGACCAAAAGCGACGACGATTATGAAAAAACGACAACGTCCCGTCGACGACTACGATTGAAGAAGCAGCAAATCAATCGCCCCCTCAACGTGTCGCACGTGAAAGCTCGAATAGACACTGGTTTAAAGAAGAAGTCCGAATCCAAGTCCAGCGGAAAGGGAAAAAGGTTGGTGAAAACGTACGTAAAGAAAAAAATGTTGCCACTGCCGGAGTTGACAACATTGAAAGATTTGATCGAACTCGGAAAACGAATAAAACAAGGCCAGCGGTTCGTGCGGATAGACAATGATTCACTGAAGCGGTGCTGCGACCACTTGCAAGAGTTGGACGATCTGATTGGACTGGAAATGCTCAAGTCGACGGTTTTCGACCAGCTCGTCTACTTTCTGCAGAAACTCGACAAGATAACCAACAACGAGTACCTGCACACCATGCTCGCCGGTCCGCCCGGAGTGGGCAAAACGACCGTCGCCAGAATACTCGGCAAAATATACGCCTGTCTGGGCGTCATTGAAAACCCCAAAAGCATTTTTAAAATCGCGCACCGAGAAGACCTCGTCGCCTCCTACTTGGGACAAACGGCGACGAAAACGCTCGCGCTGCTCAAATCCTGTCTAGGAGGAGTCTTGTTCATCGACGAAGTGTACTCCCTCGGATCAGGAAAGGAAGGAAAAGATTCCTTCTCGAAAGAAGCCGTGGACACGCTCTGCGGATTTCTCTCGGAAAATGCAGGCAAATTCATATGCATCATTGCCGGGTACGAAAAGGACATTGAACGCTGCTTCTTCAACCTCAACAAGGGACTCAAGTCCAGATTCCAATGGGTGCACGTCCTGGAACCCTACTCCGGAACACAACTGAACAAAATATTTCTGTCGCAAATCAACGACATCGGATGGACGGTTGAAGAAAAAGACAAACGCGAAATTGAAAACGTCTTCCAGGACGAAACTCTCTTTGAAAACGGACAAGGCAGAGCCATCAAAAACTTTCTCTTCAAATGCAAAATCGCACACTCCAAAAGACTCTTGCGTGAACAAAATAAAAAAAACGGATGTCTATCCATTCAAGACATTCAAGACGCCGTGAAATCGCGCGCAAACACCCACGACGAATCAACACACAACTTTCAATCCATGTTTCTCTGATTTAAATTCTAAAAGGAGAATTTAAACACATTTGGATAGGTTTTTAATCAGTCATGGCAAGTTGGCGGTCACCCAAACGAACAGTCATTGCACAATCGGCCAAAGTAAAACCGGTCGGCACAAACCTTACAACAGTCACGTTGATATGGGTGTTTCCGTTTCTACTAATAGCTGTAGAACACGCCCCGCCCAATTGTGTATCAGGCACAGCGGCATTATCTGTAGAAGTCGCGTTAGCGTAAACAGTTGTAGTTCTTTCAAGATTCGTGAAGGGATCCGTACTTGCTTTTCTACTGGGCGCAGAAATAACAATGCGCTGAAAGATGCCAGAGGGGCCTTTGAGTAAGAATTGCCAACCTTCAGTTGTATTATCATCCGCCGAGTATCCAACTATATAACTTTTATCAGTAACACCCAAATCCTGATCCGCAAGCAGAACGAATACAACATTTGCGCTGACGGACCTGCCCGCACCATCAATCTCAACTGCCGGCGTTGTACCGGCATTGATTGCAGTTAAAATATCTTCTTTAGCAAATGTAATTTTATCGCCTACTTTATACCCAGTTCCAGGGTTCTCAATAGAAAGTGATAAATTGCCTTGGATGCCGGCAGCGGGAGTCACGGTAAATTTAGCAGTCATGCCCGTACCGTTCACTGACGTTGTAGAGGATGAAGCAACAGCGCTATTGGTGGTACCGGCCTGTGACAAGGCAGTTCCGCCTGTGTTGTCATATGTGACCTGGACGCCCGCTTCTGTTTTGGCGGCGCCACTTCCAGCAATCATCGATAAATTTTCGCAAAACACGTTAGATCCTAAACCGAGCTCGGTTCCAGAGTACGGAAGTCTTGGAGGTTGATATAAGAAAGCCATTTTTAATTTATGGCAATAATTTTTTTAAAATCTGCATTGCAAGCGTCTTTTTTTTTGCCGAATTGGTTTGCTACTACTCGAGTGGATCCGATGTTGACGTCGACGTTGTGATGAGTGTGTCCGAACACCCACACGTCGGCCTTTTTAAAGATGGAGGTGTTCTCGAGATTGGTTGCGTAGAAAGACGAGTATTTTCTGGCGAAGCGCGAGGGGAGAAGCAGAGTTTTCGAGGGGGCGTGGTGGGTGATGACGACCAAAGGACCGTCAGTTTTCATTTTAGACACGCGATAAAGCCATTTAATGTCTCGTCTGTGCATCGCCTGGTATTCTTCTACCGACACGTCGAGGCGTATGTATTCGGGCAACGCTTTGGCGTTTCCAACGTCCGACCAAAGAGTAGCTCCGGCAAACGTGACGCCGTCGATGCTGACCATTTTTCGATCGAGAACGTGAACGTTTTGGAGGCGGGGATTCTCTGAAACGGCGCGTTTGAAGGCGTACAGCAACTCTCCTAGAGACTTGTACTTTCTGTTTGCGTTCGAGTCGTGGTAGTACTCGTGGTTTCCCGGCACGTAGAGCACGTGTTTGAACTTGCCGGCCGCTTCTTCGAGCAGTTGGATCATAGGCTGTATGCGGTGAAACGATCCCATGTCGCCTGCTATGACCAAAGTGGGCGTGCGCGCTTCTATCTGCTTGATGACAGTAAATGATTTGGGATCGCCTGCTTCGATGTGCAGGTCGGATATAATTTGAAAGGTTTGATTAATCTTATTCATAGTTGATTTATGCATAGGTAAAATACCTTTATTTACGATCGTTTTCACCGGGTAGTGATTTAAAGTATGACAAAATGGTGAGAAAGAAATGAGCGAAGTAATCGAAGTAAAAGAACTGAATCTGGAGCTTATCGCGCCTGCAACGAGCGGGAATCACGCCGGCGGGTTCAAGCTCGTGGTCGTGGGGAAGCCGGGTACAGGAAAATCTACGTTGATATCAGCCTTGTTGTACGCTAAAAAACATTTGATACCCGCTGGTATAATTATGTCAGGCTCAGAGGACTCGAACGGGTTCTACAGCAAGATGTTTCCGGCGTCGTTTGTGTTCAACGAGTACAGCGAGTCTCAGTTGAAAAAGTTTGTGAAGCGTCAGAAGATGGCTAAGCAGAAGATGAACAATCCGTGGGCAGTGGTGCTTTGCGATGATTGCACGGACAGTTCAAAAATTTTCAACACAAAGATTCAGCAAGGTATGTACAAGAGGGGTAGGCACTGGAACATGCTTTACATTTTGTCTTTGCAGTACGCCATGGACATCAACCCGGCAATCCGTACGAACGTGGACGGGGTATTCATCCTTCGTGAGCCGATTCTGAAGAACCGCAAAGCGCTGTACGAGAACTACGCGAGTGTGATCGGGGATTTCAACATCTTTTGCGAGTTGATGGACGCGCTGACGACAGACTACACGTGCCTGTACATTCACAACGCGATCCAAACGAATCGGTGGCAGGATTGCGTGTTTTACTACAAGGCGGATCCGCCGCCCGACAATTTTAGATTCGGGTGTCGCGAGTTTTGGAAGCATCATCACGACCGTTTTGACCCGGATCACGTCAACAATTTCGACGATTTCGACGAAGATTAACCGCGTAGCGGAGCGGCGATGTAAAGATACTTAAACAGGTTGGTTGGTGTGGATAAATGTCTGCATCGTATAAAAGATACAACGACTTAGGTTCCACTGCGGCTGAAAAGGCTAGGGAAAAGGTTGTCCAAGAACAAATGCTCTCCGCTCAGCAAAAGATTTTGGAGCAGCAACATTTGCTGGAGCAGCAACAGAAACAACTGGATTTACAGAAGAAACAATTGGCACGCAGCAGCGCCTACGCCCAGCAAGAAGCACAGGCCAGAGCGGTGAATTCTCGAGG